ATCGTTCGAGAAGATAAAGCTATGCACGTCAAATTTAAACGGTACGCTTGCGCTGCCCAACTCATCGATACGATCTTGCGGTTCAAGGCGGCGTGTCATGCCGATTTTAAACATGTTCTCACCAAACGAACCGAGGTTGCTGATAATATACACGTTGCCGGCGCGGCCGTTTGCGAGAGAAGCAATTCTTTCTTTCTGCACGGCGACATCGGAAAGCTGTGCCTGCAACTCCAAAATGCGTGCCTGTAATTTCTCTTTTTCAACATCGTTCGCGGTTTCAGCCTGCGCAAAGAGCTTTTCAATCTCGTTCTGATACTTCTTTTCTTCAGCTTCGACTTTCTTCTTTTCCACTTCGAGAGCCTTACGCTCCTCGGCTTCCTGTCGCATCTGTTCGCGCAAAGCAAGTTGCTCCTGGCGTGCCTGTTCTTTCTTGACGTAGTAGTTATACTCGATTTTTACAGCATTGCAAAAGAGGTATTCCAATTCACCGATAAATTTTGTGAGCGTTCCGGCAATGGATTGATTACCGTCTGACGCAATTTGCAAATACTTAGCCGTCATTGACCGCACGTTCTCGAGCGCTTTATCCAGCTTTTCATATTTCAAATCAGTCAGAATGTTCTGCAATTCAGCACGAAGCGCAATGGTCATCAGCTTATAAATAGCTTGGTTTGCCTTTGTGGTGTAGCGTTGTGCGTATCGCTGCATGACGCTTTCAATTTGACGGTCGTTCTCTCGGTAGGCTTTGCGCAGGGACTGCACGTCCATGCTGTGCAGCTTGAGAATGACCGACGGGGCGAGCTCATCAGCTTCTTTTAAATTCACGTCCGGGATTTTGCAATTATACGGGGAAATGTCAAATGTCGTGAAGTTTTCAACACAGGACATTACGGCTTTGTAAAGTTCCTTGCTTTTGCGCAGGCGCTGATTTGCACTCTGGAGTTGTTTTTCCGTTTTGGAGAGAGAATTCGTGGTCTCGGCTAAATCCGCATTTGCTGTTTCATAGCGCTTTGCAAGATTATCCAGTTCGATTTCATGCTGACCGATCTGCTTTTGCACTTCTACGCATTTCTGCTGCACCTGTTCATAGGTTTCGCAGCCGAGATCATGCAGTTTCTTATCCAGAAAAGCATTTTTCTGTATCAAGAAATTATTCTGCAACTTTAATGCTTCGTTTTCCTGCCGGATTTTACCAGCGCGAAAAATATCAAGTAAACCCATAAAATATACCTCTCTTATTCATTTTTGATTAAAACCAATGCGTAAAACCGACGGCGAGCCCCTCAATAGCTACGTCTTCTAAGTCGGAGAGTGAATAGGTGAACGGGGGATAGCTTGCGTTTGCAGGCTGGAGCACCATTGTATTGCCGTTGATATATACGCGCTTCAGGGTCGCTTCTCCGTTAATGCGTACGGCGGCAATCTGCCCATTTTCTACGGTAGGCTGCTTACGGATATACACGGCATCGCCGTTTTTAATGCCGGCATCAACCATGCTGTCACCCTCACACAGCAGCGCGAAATCTACTTGACGGTCAACGGGTACATCTACATAGCCTTCGAGGTTTTCTTCGGCCGTGATCGGCGTACCGCAGGCAATGCGCCCAACGAGCGGAACTTTATATGTTTTCGGCAGCGGAATAAAGCCGGGCGGGATAGGGGAGCTTGAAACGTCCCAACCCATGATCCATTCGGGCTGAACTCTTAAAGCTTTAGCAATGAGTTCTACCTTATCGGAAGGAATATTGGAAACCAGACCACTTTCGTATTTATATACGGTTTGCTTGCTTTCGCCTATCATGTCAGCTAAAGCAACTTGCGTGATGCCGAGCTCTTCGCGTCTGGCTTTGATACGTTCTCCTTTGGTCAATTTAATTCACCTCCTGTTTGATTTCATTATATCACGAAAAAGTTACAAGTCAAGAAAAAAATATCTTGACAAGTTACTTTGTGCGTGCTATACTCAAAGTAACCTAAAAAGATACTAAAAGAGGTGATACAAAAAATGATCCAGACTGACGAACTGCGCGGCATCATTACCAAGCGCAATATGTCGCAGGCGAGTGTAGCAAAAGCTATCGGCATCACGCCTAAAACATTCTATGGGAAGATGAAAAAAGGCATTTTCGGCAGCGATGAAATCGATAAGATGATTTCGCTGCTTAAAATTCAGAACCCAGCCGAAATTTTTTTTGCGCGTGAGTAACTCTAAAAGATACCTAATTGTGGTAAAGAGTGAGAGGAGGTGAGGGAATGCACCCACTAAAGAACATAGAAGCCGAGCGTGCACGAGCGGGCATGACCCGCAAAGAGCTGGCAGACAGTTTAAATGTGACGGAGCAGACATTGCGAATGTGGACTGGCGGTATTCGCGCGATTCTGTCCAATAAGCTGCTTGACATGCAAGGGCTGTTCCATTGTTCAATCGATTACCTGCTCGGTCTTACAGATCAGCGGGAAATAAAAAAGACTGAGTGAGATGTTGGCGCATCTCGCTCAGTTGGTAGAAACCTATAGTACTCGCAGCCTTGCCCCATGCCGCCCGGAACTTACCTCCCATGATTTCATTTTGTTTGCGCCGAAGTGATTATTTTCTTGTCATTGAACGGGCGGCAGGTGGGAGGGCTGCGGGATATGGACAAACCGACACCGCATAAAAAGAAAAGAGGTGATTTTCATGAAAGAAACGACCGCGAAGAAAGCCCCTAAAAAGCGCAAAGAGCGCGACCTCGGCACACCGACGGTGATTGTACGATACTTAGACGAGACACCGGAGCAGGTGGCGCAGAACCGCAGATGCGTGGAAGCGGCGCTGGACATGATGTGGCGTAAAACTTATGGCCTGCATCTGACAAACTTTGACTGGGGCGAGAAGCCGGAAGGTTACGGCAGAACCCGCGTGACCCACCCGAAGATTTAGATTCTGGAAGGAAGTGTAAAGCATGATTTTAGTCAAGCTGCTCGGCTTTGCGATGCTGATCAGGACGGTCGTGGGGTCCGTGCTCGGGCTCCAGATCGTCATTGATCGGCTCATCTCCGCGCAGCGCAGGAAAAGAAAAGCCGCACGGTCGTGCGGGAATATCGTGAACATCAATGCGTACAGAAAAAGAAAGGAAAGAAACGCATGAACCTGTATTACAAAGTAGAAGCCGCCTTCGACGGCATGGCGGACGCGTTGAAAGCGGCGATGAACGTCGCGGATAACAGCGAAGAAACGGAGCTGTACAGCGACCTCGCCGACGATCTCGCGGATTTGCGCGACGACACCCAGAGCCTTTACGAAAAGCTCATTCAAAAGAAAAATGCCGCTTCGGCTGTTGCAGCAGTCGAAACGGCGAAAGAGTCGGATAAACACTCTGATTTGAGTATAGACAAAATTCTTGAGAATGTCAAGGGGTCTTTCTTGCTTGCAGAGCAAAACCCGGACGGCGGCGTCGACGTAACCGCGAATATTAAACTCGGAGATGATTTAACTGCTGTGTACGGCGCGGTCGTATCCGTAATTTATTACATGGCTCAGAAGCAAAAGCTTTCGACCGATAAGCTGACAGAAATCGAAAATAAGGCCAGAAACCACGCCATTCGCCGCGTGCTCAAGGAGGAGTTTTAACATGACAAAGCGTACAACTGTAAAAGACAGTCGTGAACGAGGTGTTGAAGAAATGATGAAGATCAATAAGCTCGAAATTGAGAACGTGAAGCGCGTCAAGGCCGTGAAGATTGAGCCGTCCGAAAACGGACTGACCATCATCGGCGGACGCAACAACCAGGGCAAGACTTCTGTGCTGGACAGCATCGCCTGGGCACTGGGCGGCGACCGCTACCGCCCGTCGCAGGCCGTAAGAGAGGGTTCGGTAATCCCGCCGCACTTACATATCGTCATGAGTAACGGACTTGAGGTGGAACGCAAGGGTAAAAACAGCGACCTCAAAGTCACGGACCCGACCGGCAAGCGCGCCGGACAGCAGCTCCTAAATGAGTTTGTGGAAGAACTTGCGATTGATCTGCCGAAATTTATGGAAGCGTCTTCGCGCGAGAAAGCTGAAGTGCTTTTGAAGATCATCGGCGTAGGCCCGCAGCTCAAAGAGCTCGAGGTGCAGGAAAACGACCTCTACAATCGCCGCCGTGCAATCGGGCAGATTGCCGACCAGAAAGCGAAGTTTGCGAAAGAAATGCCGTATTACCCGGATGCACCGAAGGAACCGATTTCCGCAAGCGAACTTATCCGGGCACAGCAGGAGATCCTCACGAAGAACGGGGAGAACCAGCGCAAGCGTTTGAATGCTGCCGTGCTCAGTGAAGCGCGTGAACGTTTGGTACAGAAAGTAGAAGACCTGCGCGCAGAGCTTGCAACGTACAGTCAGCAGCTTGCAAAGACCGAACGTGACCTGGAATGTGCGCTGAAAAGCGCGGAAGATCTGCACGATGAATCGACCGCAGAGCTCGAGCAGAATATCCGCGACATCGAGGTCATCAATGAAAAGGTGCGCACGAACCTCAATAAAGAGAAAGCCGAGGAAGATGCGAACGCGCACCGCGCCGAGTACGATACCATGACCGCAAAGCTGAACGACGTGCGGCAGAAAAAGATTGACCTGCTGAAAAATGCGTCGCTGCCTTTGCCGGGCTTATCCGTGGAAAACGGCGAACTGACGTACAACAGGCACCGATGGGACAGCATGAGCGGCAGCGAGCAGCTCAAGGTCTCGACCGCGATTGTGCGCAAGCTGAACCCGAACTGCGGGTTTGTGCTTATCGATAAGCTTGAACAGATGGACACGGAGACCTTACAGGACTTCGGCACATGGCTTGAGCAGGAGGGCTTGCAGGCGATCGCGACGCGTGTCAGCACCGGCGGCGAGTGCTCGATCATCATTGAAGACGGCTATGTCAAGGGCGAAGTGCCGCAGAAAAAAGAATGGAAGGCAGGAGAATTCTAATGAATATCACATCGGGCAAAATCGAATCGGCGAAGAAAGTCGTCATTTACGGGCCGGAGGGCATCGGCAAATCGACTTTTGCCGCGCAGTTCCCGAACCCGCTGTTCATCGACACCGAGGGCAGTACGAAATATATGGACGTGCGCCGCATGGACAAGCCCACAAGCTGGGAGATGCTGCGGCAGGAGCTTACATACGTCAAGCAGACCCCGCAGGTGTGCGGCACACTCATCATCGATACGATCGACTGGGCGGAGCAGCTGTGCATCGACGATATTTGCAGCCGATACCAGAAGAAGGGCATTGAAGACTTCGGCTACGGTAACGGCTATGTATACGAAAAAGAGGAATTCGGGCGGTTTCTCAACAGTCTGGAGGAAATCGTGCAGGCGGGCGTACACGTCGTGCTGACCGCGCACGCACAGATGCGCAAATTTGAACAGCCGGACGAAATGGGGGCGTATGACCGCTACGAGATGAAGCTCGGCAAGAAGACCGGCAGCCAGATCTCGCCGCTCGTCAAAGAATGGGCGGACATGGTGCTGTTCGCGAACTACAAGACGTTCGCCGTGCAGACAGACGACAAAGGGCAGAAGTTCAAGGCACAGGGCGGCAAGCGCGTCATGTATACGTCTCACCACCCGTGCTGGGACGCGAAGAACCGTTTCGGTCTGGCGGATGAGCTGCCGTTTGCGTACGCGCAGATCGCGCATTGCATCGGCGGCAAGCCGGTACAGGCAGCGCAACCGACACCGACCGGCACAGCCGTACCGATGCAGCAGATGAACGCCGCTTTGGATGAAACACCGGCAGCGGAAGAAGCGTACAGCATTCCGTCTTACGTGCCGAAAGCGCTTGCAGACCTCATGCGCCCGGAGCACGTGACCGCAGAGGAAATTCAAATGGCAATCGGGCAGAAGGGCTATTATCCCGAAGACACACCGATCTCGAGCTATGACCCTGCGTTCGTGCAGGGCGTGCTGATCGGCGCATGGCCGAAAGTATTTTCAGTGATCCGCAGCAACAGAGATTTACCGTTTGACGTATAAGGAGATAAGGAGAAAATAGATCATGGCAAACACAACGAACGAAAGAGCAATGGACTGGGAAGACACCATAGAAAACGAAAGCAATTTCAGGATCATCCCGGAGGGCGATTACAGCTTTACCGTGAGTAAAGTGACCCGCGCACGCCATAACGGCAGTGCAAAGGTCGGACCTTGCCCGAAAGCAATCTTAGACCTTGACGTGGTGACGCCGGAGGGCGTGGTCACCGTGCAGCACAACCTTTTGCTGCACACGCGCTGCGAGGGCTTGCTGTGCGCATTCTTCACCTGCATCGGGCAGCGCAAGCACGGGCAGCCGCTTAAGATGAACTGGGCTGCCGTGCCCGGCGCACGCGGCCGTGCGCATATCGGCATCCGCAAATGGACGAGCGAAAAGGACAACCGGGAACATGAATCAAACGAAGTAACGCGCTTTTTAGACCCGGAAACGGCACCCGCCGCGCCGACACCGAGTTTTACACCGGGTGACTTCTGATGGAGCTGAGACCATATCAGCAGGAGGCAAGGCAGGCAGTTGAAAAGGAGTGGGCGTGCGGCGTGGATCGCACGCTGCTTGTTTTGCCGACCGGCTGCGGAAAAACGATTGTCTTTGCAAAGATCGCCGAGGACAGCGTGCGGGACGGCGACCGCGTGCTGATCCTGGCACACAGAGGGGAGCTGCTTGAACAGGCGGCAGACAAGATTCGCACGGCAACAGGGCTTTTGTGCGCGACGGAAAAAGCGCAGGAAAGCTGCCTCGGCAGTTGGTACCGCATTGTCGTGGGGTCCGTGCAGACCCTGATGCGCGAAAAACGCCTTGCGGGGTTCGACTACGACTATTTTGACAAGATCATCATCGATGAGGCGCACCACTGCATCTCGGACAGCTACCGGCGCGTACTGGACCATTTCAGCACCGCAAAGGTGCTCGGCGTGACGGCAACGCCGGACAGGGGAGACATGAAGAATTTAGGCGCGGTGTTTCAGTCCCTCGCCTATGAATATACGCTGCCGAAAGCGATCAAGGAGGGCTACCTCACGCCGATCAAGGCGCTGACCGTGCCGCTGAAGCTCGACCTTTCCGGCGTATCGGTACAAGCAGGCGACTACAAAGCCGCCGACCTCGGCACAGCGCTTGACCCGTATTTATACGGCATTGCGGACGAAATGATGAAGTATTGCAGAGACCGCAAAACGGTCGTGTTTCTGCCGCTTGTGAAAACCTCGCAGAAGTTCCGGGATATTCTGAACGAGCGTGGTTTTTGTGCGGCAGAGGTCAACGGTGAGAGCACAGACCGCGCGGAGATACTGGAGCAGTTTGATCGCGGCGATTATAACGTGCTGTGCAACAGTATGCTCTTGACCGAAGGTTGGGACTGCCCGAGCGTAGACTGTGTAGTGGTGCTGCGTCCGACGAAGGTGCGCAGCTTATACAGCCAGATGGTGGGCAGGGGCACGCGATTATACCCCGGCAAAGACCACCTGCTTTTACTGGACTTTCTCTGGCACACGGAACGACACGAGCTTTGCCACCCCGCGAACCTCATCTGCGAAAATGAAGAAGTCGCGCAGCAGATGACGCGCAACATGGAAGAAGCCGCAGGCGCACCCGTTGACCTTGAAGAAGCGGAGAAGACGGCATCCGAGGACGTTGTAGCGCAGCGCGAAGAAGCGCTTGCAAAGCAGCTTAACGAGATGCGCAGCCGCAAGAAAAGGCTTGTGGATCCGCTGCAATTTGAAATGTCCATTCAAGCGGAAGACCTTTCCGGCTATGTGCCGGCGTTCGGGTGGGAGATGTCGCCGCCGAGCGAAAAGCAAATCTCGGCGCTTCAAAAGTTCGGCATTTTCCCCGATGAGATCGGCAACGCAGGCAAGGCGGCGAAGATCCTCGATAAGCTCGAAAAGCGCCGCACGGCAGGACTGACGACGCCAAAGCAAATACGATTCCTCGAGGGGCGCGGATTTCAGCACGTGGGCACATGGTCGTTCGAGACCGCCCGCGGCATGATCGACCGCATCGCCGCGAACAACTGGCGCACGCCGTACGGCATTGACCCGAAAAGCTTCAGACCGGAGGCGTAAATGGAGTATAACAACGAGAACCTCTTGGAGCTGCTCGACTATATCGACCCCGCTCTGCTCGATTATACGGATTGGACGGGCATCGGCATGGCGCTCAAGGACGCGGGGTACAAGGCTTCGGACTGGGATGCCTGGAGCCGCCGAGATTTAAAGCGGTATCATCCGGGCGAATGTGAGCGCAAATGGGACACGTTTACGGGTACAGGCATCACCGCCGGGACGCTCGTCAAAATGGCGCTGGATAACGGCTACAAGCCCGCAAAAGCAGACCATGAGCTCGATTGGAACGACACGATCGACCGTCATGATGAATTTGTTGTGGTGGACAAGAACTGGATTGAAGCGCAGGACATTCAGGTAGCTTTGGATGGTGGAAATGCCCATCTTGGAGGCAATC